TCCAAAGCCATAAAATCCTAGTCCTGGCAGAAATTTAAAGTGGACAAAATATTGGATTTTATTTTTCTTTAGATCATCGGGCGCATAGTTTCTCCGTATGGAGAGTACTACTCGGCTGCCTTCTTCTACAGTTACTATGTAGGGCAATTTTATTCCAGTTGGTTCACCTTCTGATCCAACTTCTTCAAAACCTTCTAAGTCTAAATTTACATGACATTCTAATAAAGAATATATAGGTTCATTCTTACCTGTTTTCTTTGTGCCATCTAACTCACGTTCTTTTTTAGCAAGTTCATTATTAGTATCTGTGCCTGGTGGGCCTAATTCTACATCTCTATAAAAACCATTAACTTGTTGTTTTCTTAATTCATTTTCAGAAATTTTTATTGTATGAATAACTGCTTCTGCATCATCTAACGAGGTAGCTGTGTATGGAACAATTAATTCATCTGCTGGAACAAACTTTGATACTGCTCTTCCCATAGGTACATCGTAATATACTTTTTTAAAAGTCGATCCTGCTAACGGTAAATGAAATAACATAGAATCAAATTCAGATTCATATTCTTTCATTTGATCCATAACTAAATAATTCATAAAATCTTTAACACGATTTGCTTGTTGTTCTGTTTGTGGATTTTTAACACCAACAACTTGTGTTCTTACAGGACCATCACTTGGTAATAATTCTTTGTAAGCTTGTGCTTGAAACTGTGTAACTGCTTCTGCTAATACAGGGTGAGTTGCACCACTAGCTCCTTGAAATGGTTCTGTCCTGTTTTCATATTTGAATCCTAAAAGATCTAAACCTGTTACATAAGATTGTTCCCATTCTTTTCTTGATGATTTGTAGTCCATATAGTTTTGAACCATCTCGTTTCCAATTGGGCTTAAAACATCATCTGGTAAAAGTTCTGCTAAGTTATCAAAATGCGATTCTGTGCCAGGTATATTAACGGCACCTGGTTCGTAATCTAAAGTTACGCCACCGTCTTCTTCTGGGATAACTTCGATTGGTCCTTTTTCTTCTACTGGTTCCTGAACAGCAACATCTTGAATCTCTTCTTGTGAAGGGATCTCTTCTTTGTTTCTAGTGTTCGGGAGTCCTTTGTCTATTTCTGCCATATATACTCCTATAAGTTTCTAACACGGTTTTTAAGGGATAGCAACCCTTGTGGATTTGGTCCTCTTACTGGTGCTACACCTGATGATACACCAGCTAATTTAGCTATACCACCGCCTGCTAATGGTTGTGAAAAAACACCTTGAGCACCATAAACTTGTTCTGGATTATACATAGCTGCGGATTCAGATAAAGGCATTGATTTTAATTCATCCCGATACTTCATTAAATCTTTTGTAGAAATATCATAACCTTGATCTCTTAAATCTTGTGAACGTCGTAATAAATCAGAAGTTTTTTCTTGAAAAAATTCTGTAGGCATTGTTGGTAACAAATCTAAATTTAAATCTATTTGACTTGGTTGCTTTGGAAATATTCTAGTAGATTCTGTATCTGTATAATCACGTATTCCTGGTATACCGTCCATCTGATCTTTTAATGATCGTTTTGCAGAACCTGATTTAGCCCTCTCTGCGTCATCAATTTCTTGTCCTCGTCTATCTATGAACTGAACTATGTCAGATGATACAGTGTTTTTCTGTAATTCTTGTTCTGCTGCTTGAAGTTGTGCTTGTGTCATATTTATGTCTGAAGTTAAATCACCAACATAACCTTCACCACCTTGATCTGTTATTGCATTAAGATTTTCTAATTTATTCTGTAAAGAATTTACTTTAGCTTGACTGTTCCTAAATTTATCAACAGCTAATTTTCGATCAGAAAATTTACCAAACTTTTCTGCATCTATACCTGATCCAAAATCAGTTGCAAGAGGTGGAATTATAGATGTAAATGAATCTATAGATTTTAAAAGAGAATTAAATGGTGTTTCTCCTAACGCTGTTCTAAATAAGGATTCACCTGCTACAAAAGCAAGTTCTGGTACTACACCATATTTGGTAATGGCACGTAATACATTTTTACCTCCACTTAAAATTTTTGCTGCGTCTTGTACTTGATCTGTTGTTTTAAATTTACCATCGTTAAAATTTCTTGCACCTTGTTCAAAACATTTTGTAAATCCTGTTGTGCCTAACTGATAGCCTATTCTACCACCTTCTCTTTTTTTAGGACCAAACTCTACGGCACATGAACCATCACCAAATGATGCTATGATATTTTGAATATCTTTTAATTCAGATGGTTTTATTTGCGTAAAAGTTTGTTGTGTGCTTACACCTGCTGTTTTAAATAGGTTAGGATTTTTTTTAGCGTAGTCTTGAAAGTTTTTATTTAAAAACTCTAGGTTTTCTAAAGATTTACTTATTTCATTTTTTATATCTAATTTTTGAAATTCTTGCACCCCATATTTAAAATTAGTTGCATCATCACTAATCTTACCAATGTTTAGTTTTAAGTCTCTTGCTATTTTTTCTACGGCTTTCTTTTTATTTAAATTATTACCTTGTATGGCTTTTTCATACTGTTTTGAAAGCGCATTTTTAAAACCTCTGTTAAGATCTTTATCCAAAGGATTTACCCTAGTCAATTCTTCTGTCGTTGCATTAAATAATTTATTTAAACTAGATTTAGATAGTGGGTGATCTAATTCAAAATTTACGTTTGGATATTTAAGATTAATAGCATTTCTTAATTGTCTGTACTCGTTTAAGTTTTTTTTAATGGCTAAAAATTTTTCAGGTTCGTATGATAAGTTTCGTTTGTTAGTTCCTTTAATTTCTTTTCTTCCAAAAGCATCAAAAAATAATTCATCTATTTTTTTTCTATCATAGAAAATTAATTCAGATTTTCCTAGTTTCCTTAAAGCGTTATCAGTAATTTTTGCATCGTTAGGTATAAAATCTAACTTATCTACTGTTTCAATTCCTAATGCAGTTTTAGAATCAACCGTTCTTTTTTTATAGATATTTGTTTGCAAACGTTCCGCTTGATCTTTCAATGTTGCCATTGAAATGTTATTTGCTTTTGCAAAAGCTTTTGGATCAAAAAATTTTTTCTTATTTGTTTCTTCTAATAATTTTATTTGAATACCTTGTTCTTTTTTAATTCTTTTTCTTCTACCTCTGCTATCAGACTCAAATCCTTTAGGAAGCACTTCACCATATTCTGTTAATTGATCTTTTATTTTTCTTCTAAAGTTATTATTTTTTTGTCCTTCCATAGCAGCATAGTTTTTAAAACCTAAAACTTTTGCTCCTTTATCTAATTCGCTTTTGCCAAATTTATCGTAATCAGCTTGTAATGCTTTTAGTCTAACAGCATCGCCGCCTGCATTAAGCTCGATCCGTCCACCCTCTGCTTTTTCAACAGGGTTGTCTTTTACAAATCTATTAATTGCATCTATTGTTTCAACATCTTCTCTAACTGGTGGAATGGGAGCTTTGCTTGCAGGAAAAACATCTGGAAGATCTGGGTTAGCTTTTTTTTCTCGAGTCAGATACTTTATCATCTGTGCGTACTTTAATGGGTTCATTATTCCCCTAACATTCTAGCTATACCGCCTGATGCAAGGCCATCATCATCAGGATAATATTCACCTTGTCTTCTAACAACTGCATCTGAAGCTGCTCCATCAGTATCATCTGTTATTCGTGCGGCTTTGTCTTTTCTTTTTTTATTCTGCACCATCTCTCGAAGGGTTGGGTTTTTACCTGTCGCAAATTCTTTTAGTTTCGATACATCAGAATCAAGATCGCTGATACTCGAACCACCAATTTCATCTACATCTAATTCATAATCATCTGGAGATGCTTGTCTTCCAACTGGACCTGACTCTGCTGTAGAAAACTCTGCTGCAGGGTTTGGTGCCCCTTCATCAGGTAATGGTTTTCTGTATTCCATCTGCACCGGATCACCATAGACATTAGCTTCACTTTCATACTCAACTCTTACAGCACCATTGTCCACATCTTCTGTTACTCGAACCACGGAACCATCGTCAAGTGTTTTGGAATGAATACTTTGTCTTTCACCTGTTGCAAATTTTTTAGTAACATCATCACCTTCAAGAATAACTTTGTTAACCAATGCATCAAACCATTCTGGTTTACCAGGAACATTATCTGTTTTAATAATTGGCACGCTCTTAATACCTTTTGCAGTTTTAACTGGTTTTAAAAATTTACCAAGAATAGGTATTGATGCAAGTCCACCTAAAATTTTTAAGAAACTTCTTCTATTCATGTCAGACCCATCCTTAAATTTTTTTCTAAAATTAAAACCCATACCAGTATCATCTCGGCCAAAACCTTTGTTAATACCAAAACTTAACTCACCACCGCCAATATCTTTTTGTCCACCAATCTGTGCTCTATCTAAATCAAACATTAACTGCATGTTTTCTGACAAAGGAATTTTAGCAGGTTCAACGTTTATCATTCTTTTAACTATTTCTTTTAAAGCTTCTTCAGGATCATTAGTTTCAAAGGTAGGTCCCATAGGTTCTTGTTCTTTATCAAAATCATATTTAATACTTGGTGCTCCTGTACCATCTGCGTAACCTGCACGTCCACCGTTTGCTTTCTTTTCCATATCTTTTTTAAATTCTTTTTTCTGCTCTTCATTCATAGCTTTTAATTTTTTCTTTAAT